GACGTCATGACGAGGTCAATAACGGCAGGGAAGAAACCAGACATTTTACCTCGATCCTAGAGGTTGCCACTTATCCCATGGGCGTGGGTCCTTTTTATGGTTAGGAATCCAACAAATCGAATGAACAACCAGAGTCCGAAGATAGTGGTACGCTCATTCAGAATAAGAAAAACCAAGATTCATTTTTTATGTTATTGGGTCCCAAATATAAATGAGACTCTCTTTAAACCCAATGCATTATTTTTATTCCCGGATTCGTATATGTGAATCCAAGGAAATACATTAGGTCATTTTTTTGTATATAGTGGGTGGTTTGTCTTCAGAACACTTGGAGTGCAAACCGCAGAGATACTTTTCGGTACTTAATTTTCAGTGAAATAAGCAACATAAATAGTTCCTTGATCTAAAGCACTAGCATAATCAACTGAACAACCGTTGTGTGTAAGATCAATATCGTAATCAGTAGCAATAACGGGAAAAGGTGGTGATTGAATAAATTCTCCCATATCTATATTTTGAGAACTTGAATTGACTACAAATCCATGCAAATTTGAAGCGATAACAACACTACTACGAATGCCAGCTGCAGATATGATAATTTGTGTATATGCACTAAATGGTGTCAAGCTCGGGCTGGGACTGGGTCGACTAAGTTGAATGCTCATTTCTAAGAACAGAGTGCAACTAGCTATTAATGTTCCTGCAAGTCCAGAACCTACAACGAAAATCACATTTGCTGTATCATGTCGATTCATAGGAGCCATATTTTTAACAGTTGAATCTAAATCTTTGACACCAAATTTTGAACACATCCAAACAGGATTGATCTCAGCATTAATCTGTGTTAGAGCACCAAATTGAACAGTAGTATCATAACTTAATGGCACACAATTCCTGGTAGATCCTATAGCGACCATTCCAGTACTAGTAGAACCAATTAAGGGCACATAATGCAAAACAGCTCTCTTGATCGTGTAATTAGCAAAATTTAAGGCCATGTTGGCTGTTCTGCCATAATAAATCATTGGATGGAGTGGAACAGTAGCAGATGACAAGATGTAAAGATAAGTAGGTATAGGCTGGCAAAATGTGATAACATCATCCTTAAAACTAAAATAAGATTGTACGATTTTAGATTCAGACACGGGAGTTGTGAATGTATTGCCCATTCCTTTAAAACTAGGATTTTGATTGAAAGCAAGATCTTGTTGTTGTCCAAAACGAATTTTATAAGTGTTTCTTCTACGATTTGGTCGGAATCCTCTTCGTCGACCATAAAATTTAGGTGGTCTTCTAAATGGTGGCTGATAATAACGTGGTTTGCCTCGGCCAAATCCACGGCGAAAAGGGTTACTTTGTTTAGGTTTATTTTTCTTTTTGTCTTTGAGAATTTCTTGAAGTATTTGAATTTCGTCCATTACTTTTGAGATGTAATAATCTAACAGTGATATTTTATAAATACCAGAGGCCAACTAGGCCCGAGTCACCCATATTCTTTGGAATTAATGTAGTGTTTTTAGTATGCACAGCGGAAACCGACAATGCATAGATATTGTACAACAGTCATTATGTGGTCCGTACTATTCAAGCTGGTCCTGTCGATGCAGAAATGACTCCTCCCAGGTGATGATTGACATCAAAGGAACAGAGTACTCCGAAGAGCTCTACACAGGCAGCCTAACACTTGAATACCGAATCACAATGGGTGATTATTTGATTACTAGATTAAACTTAAACTATATAAATTGAATTGCTCTCTGACAAGAAACAGAAGGGCAATTGTACATTTTCAAAGTTATTATCATTTATAATTTGTTCACAAACAAATTGCTG